GTAAGCTGGGGCAAAGCATAACGCCACAACACTAGGTAGGCACTCGCCATAGTGAACTGTGCAGGGGTGAGCTTTGTAGTATCCATCTCGCCTGCTATGTTCTTTCTGGGCCACCACTTAATGCGTAACTCTCGCTGAAGATCAGCTTCAGCTTTAGGATGCTCCAGAACAAAAGACTCAATGCCCAGACCAAGAATGTCGGGAATCAGTTTAAGTAAATCAGCGTCTGAGGAATAAGCCATTATTTAACCTTTTAAAAAATGCCCCCCCGAAGGAGGGCAGATTATTAGTCTTACTATCTTACAGTACAGCGTCAGACAGAAGCTCGATACCGAACGAATCATCAAGCTCTGCAACACCGTAAACGGCAGTAGCGTTAAGCTCGAATGCTCGGAGAGACTCATCACGCTGTGGCGCAATGTTAAAGTCACGCTTCATAGCGATCATGATAGCTTCAGGAGCGAATACAGCACCTTTAGCATCGCCAGAACCGTCAATAGCTACGTTAGCTGACTCGTAGACATTGATGCCAGCGATAGTTCCAACATAACCAGTACGCATCGCTTCATTCTGCGAATCGCCACCGTTCGGGTTAGCGAAGGTGTTAGTTAGGTTAGCTTTCAACTGGTAGGCTTGGAAAGGATGTACAACAGCATTGATCACGCCAGTTACTTTGTTAGCGCGTAGAGTTGCAGCAGCCTTAAACAAGTCAGCAACAGTGATCTCAGCGCCAGCAGCACCGATAGAACCAGAGAAGCCGTCAAACAAAGCAATGAGGTCAGTATCAATCTTAGTAGCGATAGCGTTACCAAGAACAGTACCTAGCTCAACAGCAGGGTTGCCGTCACCGTAAGTAGCCATGTCAGTAAGCAGAACCTGTGCGCCTACTTCGCCAACAGTTACAGAAACTGAAGAAGTAGAAACGGTGGTGCTAGACATGTCAGTGCCTTCAGTCAAGTCAGCAGCAGTGATTGCTGGGTACTTAGGAACCTGAATAGTTTTACCAGCTTGGGCCTGAATGTTATACATTGTAACCAGACCTAGCATTAGGGATTGCTCTTCAGCAGTGAAACGAGCTTGTGCGACAATATTTACAAATAGGTCGTCAAGGGTAGTACTAGTAGTTGCAGCCATGATAAATTACCTTAAAATAAAATTAGTTTGTGGTTTGTTGGTTACTTTTTCTTGAAAGCCGCAAATGCTTCTTTGCCGCCATCGTTCCAGTTTGCAACCATATCTGCCACAGATGTAGGCTTCTGTGTAGAGCCACCAGTGTTACCCTGCGATCCTGTTCCACCTATAGAGGCTTTGACCATGTGCGGGTTTACTGTCAAGAATTCAGTTACCATCTCATTGACGGATAACAAATCACCGCTGTCATTGTATCGCGGTACTCCGTTAGCGTCTAGCACCTCAACCGTTCCGTCTTCCGACAGTCTAGTCTGGCCTTTAAGTAACTGTGAAACTTGATTCGGATTTACAGCATTACTGTTACCAGCAGCACCAAGCAAAGCGCCATCAACTAGCGTTTGTTGCAGCTTGCTCTTGTAACTCTGTATTTCCATGTCTTTCTTTTCGACCGTCTGTTTCAGGATAGAATCAAACTCGCCTCTTTCTTTCTGCCGCTCAAGTTGGGCCGCTTCTCGCTGCGCCATTAAGTCTTTTGCGTCATCCAGATCAATGCCAGATATCTTCTTGTCGAACTTACGTTGCTCTCTTGCAACACGATCAGCAACAATGCGATCCAGTTCGTCCTGAGTAAAGGTCTTTGTTTCCTGATTTTGTACTGCCGCAGTTTCAGTTTCTGCTTCTGTTGCCATGATTTCATCGCTCATGTGACGTAGCCTCTAAAAGAGTAGGTGGAATGGTGAATCTCGATTGTATCATAATTGGTTATTTTTTAACTTTCTTCTTTTTTTTGGGACGGCCAACCTTGCTGCCGTATGTTCCTTTACCTTGTGGCATATAACACCTCTTAAAAAACGCCTCTAAACCTATGGCGGCAGTTATAGCCACCACGCACAACGAAAGGGTCGCCACTGATCTTTCCAGCCCACGAACCTTCCCAAATACTGTCAATCTCATCTTTGGTATAAGTCTTGCCAACGTGCTTTTCGCAAAAGTCTCTAGTAGCCTCATCATCTGGCCCGTAGTATTTGAACTCTGTAGCGCCAGCCTCAATAGCAATCTTAGTGTTGACGGTTGCGTCAAACTGCATAAGGG